CGTTATGTTGAGCACCTAATACATCAGCATATATATTTTCTGGTATCTCACTTGCAATTGCAAGTGTTAAAGTATCAGTTGCACTTACAGTAGCAGAAATACTTGTGCCTGTGACTAATAAAGTATTACCTGTAACAATTGTTTGAGTAGTAGAACCATCAGATAAAGTAAAACCAGTACCAGTAACACTTGTATTAATTTCATTAATCGCTAATACAATAGAACCTTTTGCACTTGTAGATAAAGATGATAAATCACCAACATCAGTACCTAACGAATTAAAAGTCGTTCTAAAGTTATCTAATGTTTGTGTTGTTGCTACGCTTCTTACTGCCATTTTACTTTACCAATTTACCTAACAATTGTTTTATTTCTGTTAACTCTGCTTTGAGATTATTTATTTCTCTCACAGCATATCGTAAATCATTATTACTTTGTTTTGCTTCTCTAACTCTTTGCATATAAACTTGATAAGCACTTCGATCTGTGTTCACAATAGCATTAGATTGTGATTCTCTTACTAATGTTCTATATCCCTCTACCTTTAAATAACTCATTATGTTGCCAATGCAATCGCTCTCATATCTGTTAATCTAGGTGGATATGCAGGATTGGTGCCTTTCATAACTATTTTGATTTTAAAAGAACTAAATTCAGGTATACCTGATTCACTAAAGTTATAATCAAAGAAGTCTGTTTTATAATTTTCATTGTATGGTGACTGTGATCTATTTTCAGCATTTATTGCTACATTATCTTGTGTTAATTGTACATAAGGTATTTCAGTTAAAGGTGTCTCATCATCTACACCTCTTGTTTTACGATATACCTCAATTGAAGATGTTGGAAAAATACTTGCAGCTAATCTTACATCAATTGCTGTTGCAGGATTTTCTAAAGAAATTTCTTTTGTAAGATATTTTGCAGCAGCACTACCACCATCTGGATCTGTTTCTGCAACAAAACCAGTCGTGTTACTTGAAGTAGGACTATCTAATTTATTATGAATACAAAATACATTTGTTCTTTGTAAATCTATAACAGGACTTACATTTGAATTTGATGTTAATAAAGTGATATTATAGAAAAATGATCTAGCACTTGATAAGTGAGTTGATTCATTTATGTCACTTAGTATCGCTTTTGCACTTGTAAAGTAAAAGTTATCATTAGGCACAATATTAGTAAATGAACTTTCAGTTGAATAAGCTGTTTCACTACCATGAATTGATTGTGTTGAAGTTGTTTTAACAGAGTGAGTAGATGTTGTGTCTGGAAAATTCATCACACCAATTTGTGGTTGTATTGCTTCAAAGGCACGATCTTGTGTTGCGACAACACTTGTGCCACCTACTGTACCAGTTGATGTTGCAGGATCACCTGATAGTGTAATTGTGTAAGTGTCTTCAGTTACATTACCAATATCGTGTGTGCCATTTATAACACTACCTGCTATTCCATTAAAGTCAGTTGTTGAACCAAGACCAGATATTGTAACTTTACTTGGTTTACTGTCAGTCATACCATGACCAGGATGTGTGATACGAATAATATTTGGATTACCACCAAATGCTGAACCACTACCTGAACTACTATTTGTTTCAATAGGATTGTTTGCTAATGTTTTACTATCTACTGTGTCGTTGGTAAGTTTTAATGTACCAGTTGTGTCTCTAGTAAATGAACATTTAAATAAAGTGAACTTTAAATCTTCCATTTGATCTTCAGACCATACTGTAGTATTTTGTGATCTAAAGAAAGAACCAAACAATGGTTGTGTTGATATTCTTCTTGTACCACCAATATCTGTATCACCAAGTCTAGATACCCAAACTTTATATTTTTGACTATCTGGTTTAATGATGATAGCATATTCTTTATTACCTTGACAATATACAGGACTAGGAAAAGTTACAGTGGTTGATGATGAGGCGTCTGTGCTAGTATTAACGCTTGAAGGATTCAAAATAACTTCAGAGAATGGTAATATTCTTTGACCAGGTCTGCCGTTAATTGTCTCAACAATATAAACCTTAACAGGTATATTATCATCTTTTTCACTAAAAAATAAATCAACCTTAGATAAGAATACACCTTCAGATTCTTGAATTTTAAATGTTTGTGCGACAGGATCAGGTAATACTCTTCCTGGATCAAATTGAGGTCTAGGTCTTTGTCCGCCTCCACGAGCTCTAACTTGCTCTGTTCTAGTTGTGTCTGTTACTCTTATTGTTTCATTCTCTGTAACTGTTCTTGCTCTAGTAATAGGAACCCTAGTTGCTTGTACAGTTTCTTCTTGTGTAATTTGTAATCCTCTAGCAGTATATCTTCCATCAGCGAAAGTATCAACATCTTGATCAGTTGAACTATTAGTTGAAGAACTTGTTAATCTAAATATTCTTTCACCTGCTCTAAATCTTGTTGTATCTGTATTAGGTATTGCAAATGTTCCTGATACAGCACCATTAGCGTCAGTTGTTAATGTGCCACCAAGCACACCACTTGTAGGTGTAACAAAAGCAGACACATCAACATTATCAAAGAAAGGAAAAACTTTTGTATTAGGTTTTAATCTTGTACCACTAAATGATATTGTTCTTGAACGAATAAAAGGTATGAAAGATATATCAACAATACGATCACCAAAAGATTGTCTATTTACATTTGAACCAACAAGTTCTCTTGTAATACCGGCTCTTGTTTGTGTGCCTGTTCTACCTTCTTGTATTGTTCTTGTATTTCCTTGTGTGGTGTTTGTATTCCAGCGACCTGTCCAGTTTGTTTGCCATTCGTTCCATACTGTTCCTATAGCATTACCCATACCAACAACATCTCTTAATGATTCAAATATACCATTATCATTTACAATTAAGTCTGGTCTTCTTTCTATATCTTTCCATTCATCTACATCTGGTGTTAATGCAACCTCACCTTGATATTGAAATACTAGAAAAGGATTACAGTTTACAGTTTTACTTGCAAATTCATTTTGTATAAATGATGTTGATGTGTATGGTAATGTAATTAAATCACCAGTCTTTTGATAACCAGCACCACTTCTTAAACTATCTGTATTTACAGTTGCGTCTTCAATTAATTTAACTTGATCAGTAAAGTGTGTAGGTCTTAATTCACCTTCTGCCATATCCATCGCAGCTCTATATTCAGTTGAAAATACATCACCTACATTATGACCTTTAAAACTATCTACAACAATACCATTTTTAAATCTATCTAATCCAGTTGTTGCGTCTTGTATTTGTGTGTTGATTGCTTGTTGTTCTAACAATGAAAGTTGAGTATAGTATTCAATATTCTTAATACGATTTTCTAATTTACCAATATCTCTCATTGTAAATCTTCTATTATCAATAGTAGTTATTCTTACGTCTGATGTATTAAATGTATATGCAGGTAAACTTAAATAATATATTGCCATTGAATCATCAATGGGTTCTGGTCTTTGTGGATCTATCGCACTTGCACCTTTTGCTTGAACAAACTTTCCATCTTTATGAATGAATATACCATCTATTCTTGATAGATAAAACTCAAAGTCACTTGTTAAATCACTACCTGGTTTAGGCATGTCAACAGCAGACGAACCTGCGTTAACAAAATTCTTTGCACCTGTGGCGTCTTTATCGTTGAACCCTACGACTTCACTATCGTCCGAAACTCTTGGTCTAAAATCAACACACTCTCTTAATTCTAATTTACCTTTTGATGGACTATCAAATGAAGGTATGTTTTCATAATCAACAGCACCTGAATAACTATCTACTGAAAAGTAATCACCTGCACCATGTGAGAAGTGTGAGAATGTAATTAATAATCTACCAGTGGGTGCTAGTGAACCAGGTTTTCTAACAATAGAGCCTATATCGTAAAAGCTATCTCTTTGTCCATTATCTAATGTAAATCTGTCTGTAATGTCTGTATCACTTGTTGTTGCGTCTGTGCTAAAGTCTGCAGCCATATGCACAGTTGTTAAAGCAAATATATCTGCCTTACCTAAACCAATTCTACTTTCAGTTGATAATGCCTCTGTAGCAGTTGTTGCGGTTACACCTGTTTGTAGTGTTTTTGTTTTTTCACCTGCAACACTTCTTGTTATTGTTGCGACTAACTTAACTTTTGCTGTTCTAAAGTTTGCACCTAAATCTACTTGTAACTGTCTACCTGATGGAGTACCAGTCAATGTGAATATGGCTGCACCCTCATGGTTATTACCTGACAAGGAAACAAGATCACCAACGACACCTGAACTTGCACCAGCAGTCATTATATGTAAAGTAAAGTCTGCTTCACTATGACTATCAAAAGTTTCGTTTGCACCTGCGTTGAAAGTTGCAACACCATTTGAATCTAATGTTTCTACAAAGGTTCGTCTTACTTTATGGTTAGTATCTGTGATACCTGAATTATCAGATGTTTTTAATGTTTTAATAACATCTGCTGGTAATTTATATACAAGTGAATTTTGATCAATATTATTTAATCTTACTCGTCTTCTTATAATTGGTGAGGCAGTTGTTATATCAGCAGAAGCTGTTGCCGCAGATATTGTTAACGCTGTATCACTTGTGATTGCTGATACAACACGGGTTAATGTTTCACCTGTGTTATCTGTAAATTGAATTAAATCACCAGTAATTAATTCAGTTGTAAATTTTGTATTTTGACCAACAGCAGTTGTATCATTATTACCAAAAGTAATCGTACCAGACAATAATTTAAAACTATCATCTTTAGTATCAACAGCACTTGTAGATAAAACTGTGTCTGCTGTAAATACAGGATCACTTGCTTGTGAAACTTGTTTGACATCAGCAATAGTATAAGTCTGAACACCATTTCTATCTGTTGCATTTGCTTTTACAGTAGCACTATTACCTGTTTCGTCTGTGACTGTTTCACCTGATACGAATGTGCCTTTTACATTTGAAAGAATATATAACCCAGCAGCGACAGAAGTTGCTTCAATAATACCAGTTGCACCTGATGTGCCACCTGTTAATGTTTCTCCTGCTGCTAAAGTAAATGAACCAGTTGTAACAACATGAGTAAACATGTCAATATTAAATAAACCTAATTTATATACAGAGGTTGTATTACTTGAAGTTGCACCAGCAGTTCCTGATGAGTATTCAAAGAACCTAGGTTTTGCTCTACCAATTGTATGTAAGTCAGTTGATGAACCTACATTTGCAGTACCTCTACTTGCTGTTGCTTCTTTTAATAAAGTTACTTCTCTAAATGCTTCAGTCTCACCTGATACTGTTCCTAAATCAGGTAGACCATGAATGTTTGTAACATCTATAGATGAACCAATATTTAATCTTGTTGTAGAATTATTTACGGTATCGAAGTCTCTTGCTTTTTCTATTGTTAAAAATTTTTGAGAGGTAGTGTCAAACTCAAAACCTCTAACATATGCTTTACCAGGTGACAACCCAATAGCAAGTCTGGCCTCAGACTGTGTTGCTGTTAAACCATTATGTAAACTTGAACTATCTGCAGCAAAGATACCACGATTTGATCCTGTATCTTTATGTTCTCTTACATCAATATCAAAAGGACGAATTACATAGTCACCACTTTCTTCAAATGTTCTTCTTGCTAAAGTTTCTTCAAGAATATTATAGTCTGTTCTTTTAACTATTTCTTCAATATCACCACTATTAACTCTAAGTATTTCAACAAAGTTTTCGTCATCTGTTGCAGTTAAAGTTTTCTTTGCAAGTGTTAATGCAATTTTAAATCTATGAGCACCAGGTGCATTTACATTTGATGTGCCTTGTGCTACATCATTTAATGAACTATCATCTTCAGGTGTAACAAAACTCTCTGTGACTGTAAATCCTACTCTAAATGTAGGTGTATTTGAGTATGCGTCTAATATTAAAGTTTCTTCACTATTTTTTACGAAGAAACCATTTATAAAATATACACCTTCCTCTATCTTTACGGCACTTGCTTTACCTGTTGCATTTGAACTTGTAGGTAAAGATGTACCAGATGTTCCAACAACAGCAGTAAATGCTGTACCTTCAGCAGTTGTGCCTGAAACTGTTTCACCCTCTGTAAATGTTTTTGCTGTATTATTTGTACCAGTTTTTGTATATGTAACATATAAAGTTGCGGCAGCAGTTGAACTTGCTTCACTTGTAGTTGTAACATCTGCAACAACACCTGATGTGGCACCTGTTATAGTTGTTCCTGAAATTGAAGCGGCAGTTGAAGTTGTGTGACTTGTTAATTTGACATATTCAAAATCTGAATTATATGTGATTTGGCCTGGTATGACCATTGCACCATCTTTAAATACATGTTCACCAAATCTCTCTACTTGATTTTGAAGAATGGTTTGAAGTTGTGTTAACTCTCTACCTTGTACCGCATATGATGGTCTAAATAAAACTCTATGAAAGTTTTTACTTTCAGCGAAGTCATCATAATATGGTGATACATTAAAGTTTGTTGCCATTTATCACCCCTAAAATTCTACGATTAACTTTACATTCTCCGTTTGGTCTGACGCTCTAGATATTGGTTTTCTATTTTCAATATAAAGAATATCACCAGAATCATGTGTTAACTCTGGTGTAGTGTCATGTGAAGATGGAGTACCTGTTGCACTTGATGTAGCGCCTGTGACTGTATGTGTGCTAGAAAACGCTGTCAAGGTTCCGTCAGCGTCAATACCTTGATCTGCAAATTGTGGTTGTATGTATCTTAAAACTTTTGTTGATGAATTAAAATCTACAACAAAACCTACAGCACCAGTTGTTGCTTGTGTAATTTTTTCGTCTGCTTGAAATGAACCTGGTGTACCACTAAATGTAATTGACTTAGTTGCGTCTAATGTTGAAGCAGTTGCAGTTGAACCAGTTGTGCTATCAGTTGGGTTTCTTATCAATGCAATTCTTCTAAAATCATTACCTGTGCTAAAGTCACCAGAGCCATCTGCTTGCC